GCCACAGGTGGTTTCCAAATTGGCAAAGGAAAATCTAGAACTTTGAATTCAATGTATGAAGGAAGTTTAGACCAATTTAGAAATTTATATAAAAAAAGTATAGGCAGTGACGATGCCGCAGTGGCCCTGCGTGAGTTGATCAACGCAATCAATGATGACGCTTTGTGGTCAGATGAATTCCCTCAACTGAAACAGTTTACTGGTGTATCACCACAAAGTGGATCAAGAATTGTAACAGCAAAAAAAATCCCTGGCGATAGTGCTGATGAAAAAATTGCGGCACTTGTAAAAGCAATTGATGATGACCAATGGGTCAATGATACTGCCAAACATTTGATGAGATCGTATAGTATGGATGAAGGTGAACAAACATTTGAAGATGAAGCACAGGATCGTGGCTATGCTCAGATGATCATTCAACAACATCAAGACGAATACAGAAAGTTCATGGACACAGGAGATCTAATGGATGCCCCAACCATATATGAAAAATTATTTGCTTACTTCTCATCATCAGATGCTGACGACATGATGCCATATGGCACCCAAAAAGCAAGAACAGGTGACCCGTATGTTTGGTTGGTAGATAAATTGGATGAACTGGGACTCATCATAGAAGAAGGCAACGAATTTGCTCAAAAGGTGAGACAGTTAAAAGCCACAGGCGCCAAGAAAGGCACCAAGTTCAAAACATCAGATGGTGAAGAACACACACTGGAAGGTGACCTCAATGCCTGGTATGCTGAACAGTATGCCCGTGAACTTGCTGAAAAAGATGGCAAAACATGGGACAGAATGTCTTATGGTGACAAAGAAGACTACAGAAAGATTGCCAACAAAAAGTATGGTGTGATGAAATCAGAAGACATAGAAGGTTTAGTTGAAAAAATGGTACTTGTGAAAGATCAAGTTGCAGATGCTGTGGCAGAACGAGTCAAAGACTGGGCCAAGTCAGCATCAGTTGAACAAATCAACAAAGTGTTGACAATGATCAAATCACCTGCAAAATTGAAGCCAGAAGGTCCAACTTCTGCTTCCATAGAAGAAGACAAAACAGATGCGGAGATTGATGCTTTCCACCGAGAACTTGATCAACTTGTTCACAAACATTTTGGGCATTCATCAGATGAGAAAAAAGAAAAAGTCAACAATGAATCTAACTATCAAAGAGGCGGTGTGCGTGTGAATCCACAACAGGCAAAACAAGCCAAAGTCATGGGCACTGTCACAAGGGTTTCAGGCGACATGGTCACAATTAAAAATGATAGAACCAACAAAACATATGACGTAGACACAAGAAAAACAAATATTGTTCCGCAAGTAGACATGCGAGGTCAACCAATAGATGGTGCTCCGCTGGTCATTCAACACCAGGGCAGTTCACACAACATCAACCCAAGTAAGATTGGACAAAGAAGTGCAATGTCAGGTGGTGTACAGGTGGGTGACAAAATAAAATTAGAATCAATTGTAGAATCCAAAGCCATCACAGAAGAAGAATTTGACGAAGCGGCAGGCAAAAAAGATGCCTGCTATCACAAAGTAAAAGCAAGATACAAAGTATGGCCTTCAGCCTATGCCTCTGGTGCTCTAGTGCAGTGTCGTAAAAAGGGTGCGGCCAACTGGGGTAACAAGAGCGACTAATGAACCTACAAGAATTTTTTTTTGATTTAGACGAAGGCACTCGTTGCTGGAAGGGATATGAACGCAAGGGCATGAAAACCATGTTCGGTAAACGAGTACCCAACTGTGTGAAACGTGAAGATCTTGATCACATCGACTACTGTGTGAACTGTGGCGAAATCCTATTTGCAGAAGGACTGAACGAAAATCTCAAAAAATGGTTCAAACAAAAATGGGTGAGATTTGGACCGGACGGCAAGATTCGTGGCGACTGTGCCAGAGGATCTTCTTCAGAAGGCAAACCCAAATGTCTGCCAAGATCCAAAGCACATGCACTGGGCAAAAAAGGCAGAGCTAAAGCGGCATCACGCAAACGCAGACAGGATCCCCAAAAGAACAGACGAGGTCCTGCCAAAAACGTCAAAACTAAGTAACAGCATGAATACAACACTTTTAGAAATACTCAAGGAAACAGTCACGGAAGATGAATCCAAACTGGTGCCTGAAGCAAAACTTGTTGATGATTTACACTGCGACAGTCTTTCCGCTGTGGAAATCACCATGGAATTAGAAAACAGACTGGACATCACCGTAGATGACGAAGAAGTTGAACAAATTGTTACCATTGGTGACATAATAAATATAGTTGAGAGCAAACTATGAACTTTGACGAACTCAAACATCAAATACAAAATCCACAAGCAGGCGATGTGTTGACATTTGAATTTGGCGATGCATTGGCCATTGATACACCAATCATTGAAATGCATGGCGACAACATTCTTGTTTACACAGATGAAATTGCAGGCAAGTTGATCAACACCCTGGAAGCAGAATACAGAGGCAGAAAAGTCAAACTGGGCAAACCCATGCGTGGCGATGTCAAAAAGTTCAAAGTGTATGTGAAGGATCCAAAGACAGGCAATGTAAAAAAAGTCAACTTTGGCGATCCCAACATGAGAATAAAGAAATCAAATCCAGCACGCAGAAGATCCTTCCGTGCAAGACACAACTGCGACAACCCAGGACCAAGAACCAAAGCAAGATATTGGTCTTGCCGCAAGTGGTAGTGTGTCATATCTAAATCACAATATTCCACCCTTTACATGTTTTATTAGAAACGAATACATGTTTGATCACGAGTCAGGACATGGCGAATTCACCATAGCAGATGTGCATTCTGTGGCATCCATGGAACATCGTGTGCCACTGTTTGAAGCATTATTAGAAAATGGTGTGAACTGGACACGCAGACCTATCATGGCGTTCTGTTGGAAAAAGGATGCTCCTACTCATCCGATCGAAATGCATCAGTATTGGAATTGTTTTTCACCTTATGTGGATGTGAATGTTCGCAACAGATTGGCCAAAAGACGAGCAGAACTCATTGACTATCGTGGCAACAAGCATTGGGGTGAATACATGTTCACCATTGATTGGGGTTGGGAAAACAAAGGCGGTAATTTAGATGTAAACTTTTCAGAGGATCCAGAACACAAGTGTGGACACACATTCAAAATGGATGACGGCAACTATTTCATATATCCCAACAACAGAATTGTGTGGTCAGATGATGCATACATTCACAATAGATTAAACCGCAATCCAGGTTACAAGATTGATCACACTGTGTACACAGTGGAAAACAAACGCACCGGTGAAACCAACAACGAATACATGACAAAATTTGGCAAGCATGTTGGCGAATCCTATGATGATACCAATTATCATAGATAGTAAATAACTGTATGACACTTAAAGAATTAGGCATATCAACCACCAAACAAATAGTTTCTCCGCAATCACCAGGATCAAGAGGCCTTGCTCTCAATAAAAATCGTCCAGCCAAAAGATATTACGACACAGTGATGTCGAAAAAAAGTAATAGACAAAACTAAATTTTTGTTTTACAATAACAAGCAAGGAGCATTCTTATGAAAACATTAAACACAGAAGAACAAGCAAAAGTCAAGCATGTCATTGAAAGTGGCATCAAAGTCAAACAAGAAGTCAAAGATTTGTCAGATGGGTTGAGAGACACTGTCAAAGCAGTGGCAGAAGAACTCGAAATCAAACCAGCACTGTTGACCAAAGCAATTGGCGTAGCATTTAAAGAATCACTGGCAGCTGAAAAACATGACATTGAAGAGTTAGAAGAACTATTAGCGATTGCAAAAAAGGCTTAATGAGTTACGTAGACGCACTGTTTGATCGGGACACAGACAAGATATCTGTGGTTGAACGCATCAAAGGCGAAAGGCGATATGTGGAATATCCTGCTCGCTATGTGGCGTATTATGATGACCCAAAAGGCAAATTCAAATCAGTGTATGGCACTCCGGTGTCACGTATAGCAACCAAATCAGGTAAAGAATTCAAACGTGAAGTTCACATGCAGTCAGGCAAGCGACTGTATGAATCAGACATCAATCCCATATTCCGTTGTTTGGAAGAAAACTATCTCAACAAAGATGCACCAGAACTACAGGTTGCATTCTTTGACATTGAGGTTGACTTTGATCCCAACAAAGGTTATGCCAAGCCAGCAGATGCATGGGCACCAATTATTTCTATCACTGTATATCTGCAGTGGGTAGATCAATTGATATCACTGGCGATACCTCCCAAGGACTTCCCAAATCCTGAAATCATTGAAAAAGAATTTGAAAACACCATGTTGTGTGAATCAGAAGCAGACATGTTGGACAAGTTCATTGCATTGATCGAAGATGCTGATGTGCTGAGTGGTTGGAACTCCGAAGGCTTTGATATTCCTTACACTGTCAACAGAATACAAAAGGTAATGAGCAAGGATGACACAAGACGTTTATGCTTATGGAACACATATCCACGCAAGAGATTGTTTGAAAGATTTGGCAACGAAGAAGTCACATATGACATCATTGGCAGAGTGCATCTGGACTACATGCAACTGTACAGAAAATACACCTATGAAGAAAGACACTCATATGCACTAGATTTTATATCCAAGATGGAGTTGGGCGAACAGAAAACACCATACGAAGGCACATTGGACCAACTGTATAACAAAGACTTTGTAAAATTTATTGAATACAACAGACAGGACGTGGCACTGCTAGGCAGACTGGACGAGAAACTTAAATTTATAGCATTGTCAAACGAACTGGCGCATCAAAACACTGTGTTGATTCAAACCACCATGGGTGCTGTGGCAGTGACAGAACAAGGCATCATCAACGAAGCACACAGACGTGGCATGGTTGTGCCTGATCGTGTGAGACGTGAACCAGGATCAGATCCAGCGGCAGGTGCCTATGTGGCATATCCCAAGAAAGGACTACAGGATTGGATTGGCTCAATTGACATAAATTCGCTGTATCCATCTGTGATTAGAGCATTAAACATGGCTCCAGAAACCATCGTGGGACAACTGAGACAGACACTCACAGAAGAAGAAATTGAACGCAGAATGACCATGGAAAAGAAATCTTTTGCAGGTGCATGGGAAGGTGAATTTGGATCATTTGAATATCAAGCGGTGATGCGTAAGGACAGAGCACAAAGCATAACCATTGATTGGGAGTCAGGAGAGTCAAACATACTAAGTGCGGCAGAAGTGCATGAACTGATATTCAATTCTGATCAACCATGGTTCCTATCTGCCAATGGCACAATATTCACTCATGAGTTTGCTGGTGTTATTCCTGGCTTGTTGGAACGTTGGTATGCAGAACGCCAAGAACTACAAGTCAAAAGAAAGAAAGCCATTGATGCAGGCAATAAGACTGAAACAGCATTCTGGGACAAACGACAGTTGGTCAAAAAGATTAATCTAAATTCACTGTATGGTGCAATTCTAAATCCAGGCTGTAGATTCTTTGACACACGCATAGGACAGTCAACCACACTCACAGGAAGGTGTATCACAAAACACATGGCTGCCAAAACCAATGAAATCATCTGTGGCGAGTATGATTACAGAGGACCTGCCATAATTTATGGTGACACAGACTCTGTGTATTTTTCCGCATATCAGCCACTCAAAGCAGAAATTGATCAAGGCAACATTCCATGGACCAAAGAATCAGTGGTGCAACTGTATGATTCTGTGGCA